ATACGAACGCGGCCACCAAGCTCGTTGGCCTTGTTCTTCACGGTCGGGTTTGCACGGGTGTTGGTGCGCTGCGCAGAGTAAACAGTAGCCATTGCTCAGTCTCCTTATTCTGCACAGAGGACTTCAACGACCTTCTTCTCTTCCATGCGGGTGGCGCCAAGCGTCATCGCATAGTAGATCTGGGTCGCATACGACTTGTCAGCACGCTCATCGATGCGTGCGGTCGGCTCACGGCCAATCGCCAGCTTGATGCCGTCCATCGCGAAAGCGATGACGCGACGTGCAGCGGAGCCATCAACACCAAGACGGTTCGTCACGATGAAGTTGAAACCAACGAAGCTGTTGATCTCGCCCATCGCCAGAGCCTTGACGGTGTTGAAATCCGAGGAAGTCACGGTGGTGCTGTTGAGCAGGTTCGAGATCTGCTTCGGCGAGACCGCGATGTAGCGCGGGATCGACGGATCAACGTCACCAGCATCCAAGATTTCCTTGGCCTGGATCAGCTTTGCCAGCGTCAAACCAGTGGCGCCAGCGGCGATCTGGTTGGTTGCCGTGGCGAAAGCGGTCGAGGTGCCACCATCCTTGCCGGTCAGGGCAGTACCCAGAGCAGCCGAGATGATCACGTCGTCCATTGCACGACCCATGGCGGCAGCAGCTGCACGCGAGTAGGTCGAGGTCGGATCGACAAGCAGGCGCACCTTGTCCTGATCGTCAATCAGGTCGGCGTATTCGTAGTCCGACATGGTGACCATACGGCGCGAGTGCGGCGTATCAATCAGGGGGGTGTCTGCATGACGCGAGGTGCGCAGGACAGCAGCAGCGCTACCGACCTGATCGAAGAAGGCTTTTTCGCCGTTCACAGTTTCCACGTCCACTGCATTGCGCAGCAGCGAACCCATCTGCTGCGACAGCATCTGGACGTTCGCGGAAAACTGATTGACGAATGCCGTAGTGATTTGAGTAGACATCAGTCTTTCACTCCAACAAAGGTTTCAGGGTTGCTACGCTCGGTTGCCCCTTGCAGGACCGTGCTTGGTTGCCCCTTGCAGGACCGTGCTTACTGCTTGGGCAGTCAATCCACCTGGCTCACAGGCTTGACGCGCGGGTCCGAAGATTATCCGCCGCATCACATGTACTCTCTCAGGCGCAGGGCCTCATCGACATACTGGCGATGCTCAGGGTGAAACTTATCCCAATATGGGGTACCCTGTCTAGTAATCTCGCTGATCTTCTGTTGAGCATCCGCCGGCGTCATCACCAGCTCGGTCGATTCACCCAGCAAACGATCCTCGCCAATCTCATTGGCAAGGTTGGCAAACATCCGAACGATCGCCGGGTGGTCGCCCAACAGCCGCCCATCTGACAGCTCAATCGTGTCCAACAGCTCAGTGCTGCCCAGGAACGTCGTTGCCGCGCGATTGGCCAGAGAGATCTTCTGGTCAAACGCCTGGCCCCACTCCTGCCGCAGCTCTTGCTCACCTTCCTGCCGCACAGCATCAGCGCTCGAACCCTGCGCCTCACGCGCCTGGCTCACAGTGCTTTCAATAAACTGCGCAATGCGGCTGGCCTGCCGATTGTTCAGCCCAGCCTCCAGCGCAGCGATACACCTGGCGCCACTCATCATCCGTGGCCGATTTGCCAGGCAACGGGATCTTGTCCGCGCCAATCATACGCTGCGCATGCACATAGCTCTTTGCCAACGACGCGGGATCGCTGAACAGCCGCAAGCTCGGCTCATTGCGCAGATCTTCGGGAAGGCTGTCTAAGAACCCAACCGGCGCAGGTGCTGCCGTGCTGGTGGCTTCAGGAGATCCAGTTCCCTGGATTGTCTCTTCGCTCATCGTGTGTCCTTACGGGTTGCCGCCTTCGGAGAGCATCCTAACGACCAAAAGCACAGCGTCTCGCTGTCCCTCCTTGAAGGCGGAATAATGGGGGTCGCCAGGAATAAACGTGCTGGCCTCAAACGAGAACCGCGATTTCATGTCAGCCAGAACCCTCTGGCCGTCTTCCGTGTTGAACGTGCGCCGATACGTCAGCTTCAGATCTTCAATCTGCTTCATCACTGCGCTCCCGGCATCATGCCCGTGGCCTTCACAAACGGCGCCACATTCTTGGCAACTTCGCTCTCCATCATCACAGCCTGCTGCTGCTGCTGTTGCTGCGCAGCCTGAGCCGCCTGGCGACGAATGCGGGCAACCTCTTCATCCGACCGAATGACCCGCGCCGGGATGCCGGTAACCTCAACCAGGTATTGCACCAGCCGATCGGTATCCAGGTAATCCATCACAGGCGCAATCTCGGCCACCTGCATCATCACCTCGAACCCGCGCAGCATCGACTGCAGATCCGTCAGCTTCTGAGCCTTGGCCAGCGGCGACACATACTCAATGTCAATGTCCTGGCCCTGGAGTTCCTCCGGAGCGGGCGGGAGTTGACCGCTCCGGAGGAGTAGTGCAAAGGCGCGAGAAATCAGCGGCTGGAGGAGTTCGGATTGCAGCCGACCAAGAACTGGTCCGAGCATCCGCATCTTCTCTTCATTCCTCTGCAGTACCTCGGTCGCAGTCATCGACTGCCCCTGCGCCAGCAACAGCTGGTCAACATAAAACGCCTGCCGGATCGCCTGCCGGCGCTGTTCTTCCATGTTCAAGCCCAGCGGATTGTTCGCACCAATCTGCAAAGGCTCCAACCGATCGCGCGTGCCAGCCCGGTAGAAGTTCAGCGAACCAGGCGTCGTGCGGATCGGCAGCATAAACCCATCATCCGGTGCCATCAGCGGCGGATCTACCTGCTTCTGAGCCGCGCGGATCGTCGTCTCCGACATCTTGTTCAGCATCTTCACGTCCGGCAGCGCCGTCATCGCCGGCGATCGACCATAGATCGACACGCTGTCCTTCACAAAACGAGGCACCATGAACGGGAAGTCGTCAAACCCGCCCTCAGACAACAGCGCCTTCGTACCCTTGTGGTAGTAAATCGACGCAATCGGCTTGCGCTTGGCACCCTTGCCGGCCACATCGCCGCGCGGATACACCGCATGAATGATCTCATGCTCCTTGAACGGCTCGTTCTGCGCATCCTTCACAACAGCGGTCGGCAAATTACCAGGCCCAAACTGTTGCTCCATCGCACGCGCCGTCATCTTGAACTTGCGGTAAACCGTATCAACCACCCCGTTCGCATCCTCAGAGATGCAAATCTCGGCAATGTGGCGCGTGGCAAACCGCAGATCATCGCCAACCAGATCCAGGTAAATGCCGCCGGTGCCAAACACCACCAGGTCGTAATACAGCTCATGCACCTCCTGCTGGAAGTTCGAGCGGTGAAACGCCTGGTACATCTGGTCAATGCAGATCTCCAGCCACTCATTCGCAGCATCATTCCGCTGCAGCGCGGTATTACGATACCGCATCGAAAACCACGGCGTACTCGGGCTGGTCAGCATCCCGTGCAACGAAGACGCCAACATCTCAACCGCATGGATCGCCGTGCCGTCAAAAATCAACTCAGTGCGCTTGTCGCCCTGCGTGCGCTTCTTCGTGATGTCCGCCTTGCGCGGCAACATGTAATCCGCCAGCTCCTGCCAATGCCGCTCCCAATTCGATCGCGCATTCGACAAATCCTGATAACGACGGTCCAGCTTGGAAACCAGCGGATCAACCTGCATCACATGCCTCCATACGAGCCAGAAGACCGCATCAGCGACATACGCGCACGGTCCTCCTCAGTCTTCTTCTTCACCGCACCGCCTTCCAAGCGGCCAGCCATCTTCTGGTTCAAACGCTCCAACGGATCTACATCCACCGAAGCACTCATCCCCTTGGCAACCTGGTTTGACTTCTTCCCCATCAAACCAGCAATCATCTTGCCCATCATGCGATCAACCCTCCGCCTACCAGAGAACGACGACGACGCAGCAAGCCACGCGGCTCTTCCTCGGCCAGCAAACCCTGAGCGCCCGTCAAGATCGTCGCCGCACGGCCCTGCTGCGCACTCTCCATCGCCGTGTCTTCAACAGCACCCGTCGATGTCATGTCGCTCGGATTTACCGGCAAAGGAGCCGCCGGCGGTGCAGGCGTCTCAACCACAGGCGGCTGAACAGGCTCAACAACCGGCGGCGGAGGCGGAGCTGCCGGCGGTGCAGCAGCAGGACGATCCGGACCATCCCGATCGGCGCGGCCAATCATCGATGCCTGAGCAGGCCGAGCCTCAGGCCGAGCCGACACGTTGGGCGCCTGGCCGCCAAACCTATCACGGTTCGAGGCAATCGCCCTGTCACGCTCGGCCACAGACGCCCGATCACTGAACCCCAACGCACGCCCAATGTCCCGAGCAGCCTGAGCCATCGACTCGCCAAAACTCCGTCCACCAGATCTGCCCGTATTACCCCTAGCCATCATCTCACCTCATGCCGCAAAAGGATCATAATCCATCTCCGCCCGAATCTGGGGCGCCCTCAATACCGGCCCAGCCTCACGATACCCAACCGCAAACGTCCGAAACGCATCCGCCGCGTGGCTCGTCCAATCATGCACCGGTGACGCCCGAAAACTACGCGTCCTCTCATTGTACGCACGATGATACTGACGCAATGCCTCCAAACCAGCCGTCGTCTTGTCCCGGTCAAACCAAAGCCGCGGAATCAACATCTGAGCCGCGTGCAACCCATCCTCCAACGGAAGACGAGCCACAACCCGAAAGTTCAAACCAAGATCCCAAGCCACTTCCTTACGGCTCTTTCCGCTGCC